CTGTGAAACGGTTCGTCATAAGTGATACTTGAAGCAGTCTTGGAATATCCCCCAAGTATTTTGCTGGTCATATCCACAAGCAGACTCAATGCTGTAACGCGAAATTGCTCACTTGCGTTGTCATTATCAAACTCAACTTTCAGCTGTAAACCCCGCGCCCTTACATCTGCAATCAAGAACTTTTTATAATCCGTCCAGGTTGCCGATCCGCTCGCTGGATCATCCTCGGTTGTACGGATATACGTTGTTATTCCTGCAAGGTCTGCAATTTCATCAATAGACGCAAGTGAATCGACAAGACCCTTACTATCCCAATAATTAGAAGTGTCAGAAACGCCAGACGTGAAGTTCTTTTTCGTGTATATCCGCATCTTAAATACTTGACCCATGTCCTTTGCGTCTGCTACATAACTTCCTGACGTGGCTACTCCACCCATTTCGTCAATCTTAATCCAGCCGTCTATTTCCTGAGTAATGTCATCTATGTTTGTTGATCCTGCAAATTTTAGAACTTTTGAACCGTCATTATCTGCAACAATTAAATTTGTTTTAGTTCCGGCAAATGCAGGATGATAATTTATAGTCTCAATGGTGTTAGTCCAGTAAACCGTACCTAGTCCCGACTCAACAAAACTGACTGACTCTCCGCCGTCTGATCCGATCCACTTTGCAACGTAGTTGCCTTCCACAAGTGGCAACAAAACTGACGTGGTTGTGCTTGCGACTTCTGCCAAGACTTCTGCTTCTTCCCACGACGTTGATCCAACCTGAAGGTTCCTGATTTGTATTTTTCCGCCGGTCTGGATGTCTATATCGTCCGGAGTATCCCACGAAATTTGTGCCTGACCTTCTAAGATATTAACTTCAAAACCTGTGACAGCGGGTGCTTGAAGACCCACACCGGAAACAAGCTGATTTGAAAGCGTTGCCCAATCTGATATATTCCCGACTGCATTTTTTGCACGAACTCTAAAATCAAAAGTTCCTTTTTCAAAGTCATTTATAATATGAGGACTAGACGCCGTTGCCCCTGCATCAACCCATGTCGTTGATGATATTGTGTTACCGTCCTTGTCCTTAACTTTCCTGAATTGAACCTCGTTTGCAACCGTGAACGTATCAGTTGAGTTTGTCCAATTTACAGTTACTTTAAGCCGTGTTCCTCCGGAAGCAATCGAGGTATAAATCGACTCCTCAACATTCAACGAAGTCGGTGCAGTAACACTTGTAACGTCTGGAAGATTAGTGTCTGATGCACCAGCTGGCGGAGCAACATAATCCCATGCATATATTGAGTCTGAATGCTCAACCGCTGATATTGAACACGTTCCATCAAGGTTCAGCGAAATGCTTCTAATACGAAACTCCTTTGCAGTCCATCCTGGCGTTGAGTGCGTCAGTGTGACAACATCACCGACTATTAAGTCCATTGCTTCGGACGTACATCTAAAACTCACCTTGAGCGCGTCACGGCTTCTAAGACACGATTGTTTTGCAAGATATCTTGCTTGGTTAAAATCTGTAACCCCACCTAAGTTGATCGTCTTGCGAAGCGGAATATTTTTATCAGCGGTTAAATAAGCAGTAAATAAATCACCAGTGTCACCGTCGCCGTCTTCGTCACGGTTTTTGTCAGGCCATGAAACTTCGTCTTTCTTCCATTCTTTGTCAGGATTTACAAAAGTTGCAGTGACTTGGTTTGATCTCTCATTCTTATTATTTGCAATTATGTTAATTCCACCGATAACGTGCTTTTCCTCAAATGCAAATTCGCCCGACCCTGTATAAGTATCGTCAATTTTCATTGTGTACTTGCCGTCGATCCAATGTAGACGACCGTTACACGTTGCCAGTATTTGTTTAATGTTTGAAAGCAAACTTCCTCTTGAATCAAGAATGATGTTTCCCTGATGACGTGTTATTGAATTATTCACCTGATCACAAATTGCTGCAGCTGTAGTAAACGACGTTGCATCAATTAAACTTGCATTGAGTCCGCAACCATAGCGTGTATTGGTTAAATAATCGTATAGTTGCCACGCTGGATTTTTGGCGCTCACCGACGACCCGCTACTGTCAACAAGTGCTTTACCGGTCATTTCAAATTGAACCTTCGGTAATCCACTCTCGAAAAAAGGTTCATCTTCTGTTTGTTCCGCTCCTGTTCCGCGTTTGAGTGCATCAAAGACGAATGTTAAAACTTCTGTAGCAATGCCTTTGCATAAATGATTTGCAGTCCACCTTGATCCAAGCGAAATTCCCGATCCGCTTCCTAATCCTGTATCGTTTCCGGTAAAACTTGTCTGGTCAATGTGTCTCAATGATGAGTCCGAATTATAAAATTTACTTGAAGCATAGGCGACGTTATCCATGTATGTTGTCCATGCTTGCTGTTCGCCTTCTGCGAGTGCATAGACGCGATATAGTAAATTATTATCTGACGATGTTTCCTGATAGATTAATATACCGCCTGTTCGTCTTGTGCCGTATATAATCGGCAAGCCAATGTCTGTTCCCTGCCTTGCATCTAGCCAACGACCAATATCTTCAATGCCGTGATTTTCTGGAGTCTCAAAAGTTTCTGTTGAAGGATTTGCAACCGAAGTTTCTAATCCTCCGCCATGTGTTGCCCCTCCAACGATTGTTTGATTCCATACAGTTTCAGCACCGGTTGTAATATCACCTAATGTACCGCCAGGATCGATGTCTGGTAAATCGACACCGGTTGCATCTTCAAATTGATCTTTAAGCCAACTCATCTAGAATATTCAATTGTTGAAGTATAAGCCCACCGTGGCGGAATAATTTCTGCGGTCAATATACCCTCAACGACATTGCCCCAATAAAGACGTTTCCCTGCTTGTGCAGTAAACTCAAATGCCTTGTCACCATTGAAAAAATGTTGCTGTGATGAATCATTCGTTCGTCGTCCTTCAATTCTCTGAAAATCAGACCAATGATTTGCAACTGAAAAATTAATCACTGAATCACCCTGACGGTCAATTATTGACATTCCTTCAATATATCCTGCATAAATCTGGAATGTTCCACTTGTTACGACTGTGTCGTCAGTGTCCAAAATTGCGCGTTTAATTGTGACGTTCCGGTTCAAATGTCCGTTGTTTAAAACATCGCTCAAAATGGTTTGTGTAGCTGATGAAACTGTTATATCTATTGATCCAATATTAATTGATGCTGTTTCACTCACTGCACCAATCCCGCGAAGGAAACCATTAGGGACATATGTGTCTGAGCCGTCAACGATATTCACTGCATAGTCGGTGTATTTGTAAGTAGTATTTAATTCGAGCTTAACCAAGTGCGCCATAGTAAATTTACCAGACTCAAGTTTGCTTTTGACAGCGGATGATAAACCTCTAGGCATTACAAAACCTCCTCAAAATCGACGTCATAAGCAAATAAGCCGGTTGTGCCTGTTGCGAATTCCTGAACCCCGCCAGTCAAAGCAACCGTAAACGGTATATTTTCAGCAACTACGGCTTCATCGTTGGCTGGACTTGCAACCAGTGCCGGTTCTATAGGTAGCGTTGCCTGACCCGATCCGTTTGATTGTATGTCACTGGTTATCATGTATACTTTATCGTTCCCTGAGAACTTCACGAAGTCACCGGCCTTAAAAACAACCGTGTCATTATTCCATCCATCTGTAACAACCGTTCTTCCGGTCTGTGATGCACCATTTACCAGCGGTGTGCCGGTAGGTGTTCCAAGTCCTGATTTTATTACTGGCAGTGTTAAGCTGAACGACTCAAAACGTCCGCGCTGTGACATAACGAACGCATAAATCGGTTGAAATTGAGCGCGAGTCATTGGTGCAAATGAAGCAGTCATTCTCCAATATTGACCGCCTATCTGACGTGCCTGACGCCTTCCGGAAATAGTACGCGAAACAAATGTCGGTTGAACACTCTGGACATTCAGTGAATTAAATGCCGGACTGCTTGGGAAAGTTCCACTCATACAAGTGCCCTTCTACCTTGCTGGTGCATGGCTTTATTTATCATGCTGACGATCAAACCACGCCTTGCCATTAGTAGCTGGTCAAACCCTTGTGCGTCGTTTGTCTGGATATTGAAAGTTACGTTAGTTCCACCAATAGCATTGTTAGGCGTTATCGATCCTGTTTGCCCAGGAGTAAATATTTCTGCACCTTTCTCACCGACTAAGAACGGTTTGCCCTTCGTAACTGTTCCGCCCATTTCCCTTGCTGGCGGTTCCATGTTTTTAATTTGATAAGCGCGTGCAGCTGCGAACGCATATGACGCTGTTGCTGCTGCATATGACCACGGCGGGGGAAGTGTCGCCAGTGCTTTCGTTGCAGCTAATTGTGCATTAATCAACGCCTCAGTGAATGCAAGGGCACGCATTGCATCAAAGCCCATGACGCCCTGTTCGTGAAGAATATCGCCGGTTTGTTTTGCGACTGAAATGGTTTGTTTTAATCCTTCCCTTCTCAGTCTTTCTTCGGCTTCCTTCTCCCGCTTCAGTTGTTCCATTCTTTCTTTGTGTTGCCTTCGTAATTCTTCCTGAGCTTGTAACTTGGCCTCGCGTGCTTCTTCCTGAAGTCTTTTTTGCTCTGCAATTTTTTCATTTTGAAGTGCAATTTGTTCAGTGCGCTTCCTTTGCATTTCTGAAAATTCTTCTGAATATTCTTCCTCCAACAATTCTACAAATTCTTTTTCTTCTCTATTGCGGTCATTTAGAATTCCCATTAATTTTGTATTTGCCATCAAAATATGAGCCGACGCATTTTTCTGGATCAATTCCTGTTCTGATAATACTTTTTTAATTTTCTCCTGATTATTTTTTTGTTCAATTTGTAAGTTCTTTTGTGCTTCTTGGCGTTCTTCAACTTGTTTATGTAACGCAATCTGTACTTCAATCGCGTGTTGCTCCTTCATTAATTCTTGAAGTTTTTCCTTTTGAAGTAATAAATCTTGTTTTGATAATCCAAATAAATCACCTTCTGCACTTTCAAGTTTACGAATATTATTTGCAGTTTTTGATATTGCAATATCTAGCTGGTCATATTCGTCACGAAGTCTTCTCAAACTCATTGTTTTCGCAGGATCAAGACCCATCAAACGCTGTATTGAATCAGTAACTTCTAAAATTGCTGGTGATACATTGGATAATAACCGCGTAGCCATTGCGCCGAATGTTGTATTAAGTACGTTCATTGCGTCGTTTGCTTCTTCGGCCTCACGGATAAATTTTTCATTTATAATTCCACCAGTTGAAACAAGTTGACTTCGTAACTTTGCAAGCCCTTGACTTCCATCTGAAAGCATATTGACCATAACGTGTCCGGAACGTCCAAACAGCGCCATTGCGCTTGCCATTTTCCGCGCCGGATCGTGCATATTCCGG